GGCCAAGTCCTGTAATGCCGGCCGCTGTAACAGGTAACATTACTTGAGCCCAAGGCAAATCGGCCGTGGGTAATATCTCTTTGTTTCCTGTGTGATGGCCTAACGCTCTGACTTTTAATCGGCCTGTGTAAGTAGGGTCATTACGGCCTTCTACTACGCCGACAAACCAGACAAAACCGTTAAACCCTAAAAATTTATCATTCATACTTTTATTTTTTTACCGATATATGTTTTCTTTTAATACACTCACTATACGCCATAAACAGCCATTTCTATAAAGTGTACGCCAGACATTGTTACTTGTCTTTTCCCTTATTACGGCCTATTATCCGAGACAAGGCAGTTGCTAAACTGACTTTATCATTGATATATTCTCTGACACCGTTCAATCCCTTAAAGAAATATAGTGTTTTTATGGTATATAGTCCATCTTCAGCGGCCGCTAGAGAGGTCTTATATGAGTTTCTTATGTTGTCTATTATATTTTTCATTGTTTTCTCTGTTGTTGTTGAGGAAGTCTCTCTATCATATTTTCAGCTTGCCTTCTCTCATTGTTTCTGTTATGGCCTGCTGGGTGGCCTATATTATCACGGAAGCGCCGGACTCGGCGGATTCTCTCAGCCTATTTCAATATCTTATTACCTCCCAGGTCTTGTAAGACTTGTTCATCTAACTGGTCCTGTAATACGTTTATCTTGTTCTCTAAATTTTCTTTATTTGTAAATGTATCTGTTGTTTCTATTGGATATGGCCTCATAACGCTATCTTTAATACAATCTACAACCATTCTGTGTTGTTCAGGTTGAGTTGTTCTAACTTGGTGGCGTATTGATTTAACTAGATAACGACCTGACATATAAGGATCAATGTCTAATGGGTTGTCCACACCAGATGGTTCAAATGCTGGCATTTCAAAGGAGATGAGTTCTCCTGCTGATAGGCCAGTAAATCCGTGGCAGTTTAAACTTAATGTCATTGTCTCAAATGATAGTCTTTGTGATAGTCTTTTGCCTAATATCTTTTCTTGTGGTGCCTGTTCAAAACCTGTATGTACATTTTCTGTTGTTGATACAAAATATAGTGTACCCTCTGGATTGTCTGATAATGTCTTACCCTCGTCATAATTGGCAACAGGTAGTATTACCTTGTCGTGTATCTTGTTACCTTGTCCGTCGTGTTCAGTATGGAAACTTTTTTCAAACTGTGTATGATAATCAAAATCTGTTTCAGTAAAGGTTTTGTTATATAAATCGTGTGATACCACTCTACTGTTATAAACACCGTTTCTTAAATTTTTAAGTGTATCAAATTGACTATTAATGTTAAAACTTTCTACAATTTGCATACTTCTAATGACATTTTTATTACCTCGTTCATCTCTAACGTTTGCTGGCACACTTAAAAACTTGGCAACAACAGGTCTTGCTGATACACCAGATACGGCCAACATAGACTCGTATGATTTAAATGAAAAACCAATGGCACTTTCAAAGAAACACATACCAGCATTGTCATATCTTAAACTTTCTGACTCTTTTGATAATTCATCTATAAATTGAAATGGTCTAATTCTTGGTGTGGTGTATTTTCTAATACCTTTTGTTTCTTCTACAATTAATGGTTTTTTAGATTTAAGTTCATCTCTTACAATTTTTAAAACCATACTATCAATTGAATCTGTAAAAGGTCTTTGTATTCTAACTTGTTCGTTAGTTATCATTTCTCTACTACAAAAATGTAAGATATATCCTTGTGTTCTAGGATTTAAACCTACTCTGTTTGATATTTTATAGACGTACATAGGGTGGCCAGTTTCAGGTGTAAAATCAAAGGCACGACTTGTACCAGGTGTAAACAGTTTAAACTCTACTCGTTCTAAACCTGTAAGTGGTAAGTGATTTGGTATATTTTGAGCGTCTGTTACCACAAGATTACCTGATAGACACTTACTATCTAAACTTTCGTAAATGTTTATCTCTGATATTAGACTTCTAATTGATATTCTTTTTGTATTACTTGAGCCAGCTGCTGATTGATATGAAACCAATGTTACATCTGATAAAGAAAATTGGCCAGCTGATTTTAGTTCATCTGTATTAATTTCACTATACATTATAATTAGCCTTGTATTCTACGTTCAAATTCTTCTATGAATAATCCTAAAAACTGTGGGTTTAACAATTTAATAGTTCTTTTCTCGTCTTGTAATCTTCTTTCATATTCATAATTAGATACTGACTCAGCACCTGCTGTATCACTATTGACCTCTATTTTGTGTGAGTAATCATCTGGACCATTACCTGTTGTGTCACCACTTGATTGAGTAATTTCATAATGATGTATGCCTTGTGGATTTGTGTATTTGTCTGTAACATACTTTTCAAAGTCTTGGTCTGATAACGGCCAACCATAATAGGCGTCTGTTACATCATTTGTAAGTAAAATAATCCAATGTAATTCTGTGTCACCAAAATGTTTAAATGCTGTCATTTCTGGTCTCTCGCCACTCGGCACATCATAAGTATCATACAAACTGACCTCATCTAAAATCTTTGCTCTGACTTTAACACGTCTCATTATATCAGTAACAAGTTTTAATTGTTTGTTACCTTTAATATCGTAAACACCTTTAGGAAATTTAGAGAAATATGCCATATTACATACCTGCCGCTATTGTTTCTTTAGTCATAATCTCTGTTTCCTGAAACTCTAAATCTACTTTTGCTAAAACAGGTGGAGCACCTTTGTTGTCTGCTTTAAATGTAGAAAATACACCCTCTGGCGCATAATCAACATTCATATTTTTTAATACACAACGGCTAATTCTAGGAATATATGAGTTAATATTTTCTCTATACATATATGTAATTTGAAACTCACTAGGCACATTAAAATAACCTCTACTTGTAGATTGATATTCAGGATGCATATGAAATTTAAATAAATTTATAATCTTGTGCATTTCATCTTTTTCTTTTTTATTTTTAGGAGCAAACTCAAAAGGAAAACTAAATGATCTAAATGGTACAGATTGAAACACCACTTCCATTTGTGGGTTGACTGCCTGACCTCTTGCTTTATCATAGGCTGCTTCAGCACCTTCAAAACCTGGTATTATACTAGCCGCTCCAAATAAAGCACTTCTAGCAAATATTTTTAGTGTGTCGCCACCTCCACTTTTAGCTGCCTCAACTAAACCAGCGGCGGCGTCCATATAATTTCCTTCTTTAGCATCAGCTACAGCACCTGTTATAGCGTCACCTAATAAACCTGCTATACCTGTTCCAATGTCATTGTATTGAGCACCATAACCAAATTTAAGTGATTGTCCTGGTGTATATAAAATTATACTGTCTGATAGAAAAGTATGAGATGGTGTTTTTTGATTTAGTCCTGAGTTTACTTTAATTTGTCTATCAGCAAAGTTTAAACCTTTATTTTTTAATTTTTTTAGTGTTTGATTTTGTGGATTATTTTCACCAACATAAAAACCACCATCAGAACCTGTAAGAGTATTTGCTATGGACTGATTTATTTTTACGGTAGGGTGTGATCCTTGGTCTTTAAATTTTGATGACTTGTGCATTATCACATCAAATATAATAAAATGGCCTTCACCTAAATTCATTGTTTCTTCAGGATATGCCACAAAACCATATTCATACGGATTGACCGTCATATGTGCTTTAGGGTCTATGTTTTGTATTTCTAATGGTGACTTGTTAATTAACTTAGCAGCCAATTTCTTCTTTTGAGCACCACCAGCTACGAAATTGTTTACAGCACTAGAAATAGATTGACCTACTAGATTTCCTACAGCGCCTTTTATGATGTTTGATACTTTACTTGTAAATGCCATTTGCTTACCTATATATTAGTAATATTTATAATGAAAAAGAGAGCAACATATAAGGGTATTTACAGACCCACCAATCCAAAGAAATACGCTGGCGATCCTAAAAGAATAGTATATCGTTCTAATTGGGAGCGTAAGTTTATGGTATATTGTGACCGTAATGAAGATATTATACATTGGGCTAGTGAAGAATTAGCCATACCTTACATCAATCCTATTGATAGAAAGACACACCGTTATTATCCTGACTTTATCATAAAGACGGCAAAAGGCAAGCGATATATGATAGAGATAAAACCATCTGCTCAAACTAAAAAACCTAAACCTAAAACAAAAAGAACAAGAGCATTTATGAGAGAGAGTTTAGAATATATCAAAAATGTTGCTAAATGGCAAGCCGCTGATGTTTACTGTAATGATAATGGTTTAGAATTTAAAATTTTTACTGAAAAAGAATTAGGTATCTATTAAACAGGCACAGATTCTAAATTAATCATTGTGCTATCTATGTTTTTACTGGTTGACATAGTATTAATATTAGAAGAGCTACTAGATACATTTTGTTGACTTCCACCAATTACATTGTTTATTACTGTGGTACCTGTTGAACCACCAGAGGCCATTTGTAAATTTGCGTCTTTTCTATCATTCACACCATAATTAGGTATTGTAAATGGTTCTGTTTCTGGCACCTCTAAATCTTTTAGTATCTTTTCTTTTAGTTTTTGATCTTCTTCGGCCTCTTTTATGATGGCCTGCATTTCTTGTTTCTGTTTGGTAGCAGAGTCATTTACAAGTGCTTCAGGACCCTCGTCTCTTTCTAAAAGTTCTATATTCTTAAATGGATTGACTTTATTAATTAACTCTATTATATTATTAAGGGAGTCAATAAAAAAGTTTTTGACCATTCTAAATGCTTCACTAAAAAAGTTTTTGATTTTACCAGGTATCTTTTTTACAGATTCAACAAAATCACCAATGGCGTCTTTCATTTTGTAAACTATGAATATAACAGCACCTATGGCCAAACCTATTGCCAAAGGTATTGGTTTTAATAAAAGTGCTAACATTTTAAATGCTTTTACTACAACTTTCAAAGCACCCTTACCTAAAAACATAAACGTTTTACCTATTCCCGTAATAGTATCTTTTAACATCATACCTGCCTCACCAATGGCAGCAAACGGTGCTGTTAAGCCGTCAACAAAACCAGCCAACATAGGTGGCATTTCTAATCTATCACCACCTGTATCTGCTGTTCTACCCTCAATACCTAATGTCTCTGATTCTGTGGCTATAGCAGCTCTACGTTGTGAGATTTCTTTTTCATCAGCAACTATTTTTTCTTTGTCTGCTGTTGTAAGTTCATCTTTCTTTAAAAGTTTTTCTCTTTCTTTGATGATTTCTTTTTCTCTTTTGTCTGTCTGTTTTATTTGGTTGTTTAGTAAAGAAGTTCGTTCTTTAATTTCTTTTCTTGTAAGTATATTAGTTTCTATTCTAAACTCTTTGCCTTCTTTGATAGTCTTTACTTCAGCCGCTATGTTACTTTGTCTTAACTCTTGTACTTCGGCCTCTGCCTTAACTTTTTGTTCGCCAAGTTGTTTTATTCTATCTGATAGGCCTTTATTAAAATCATCTAAATTAATACCTAATTTATCAATTATAGACTCTGTTTTTTTAAGTGCTTCTTCAAACTTAAAAATACTACCGCTCTCTGCCTGTTCAGTTATCTCTTTTGCTAGATTTCTAACTGTTGTAGGTGATATGATAGTTTTCTGACCTGCGCTAACCGTCTTCATAGTCTCGCTAGTTATAGTTTTAAACAGAGCTTTTATATCTGATTCTAATACAGCCATTATTTGAACCTTTTGTTAATGTACTTGTACACAGCATAGGCAACTAGTAATACAACAAGTGTACCAATACCATCAGTCCAACTTGTATCATTTATTACTTGTAATAACTCTGCTGTAATTTCCATTACTTCTTACTCTTACTTGTTCCTGTGTATAAACCAAACCAGGCAGCGCCAGCACCAACTACGATACTGATTAAACCACTTTGTTCCATAGTAGGACCTGATAAGTTCATATACCAAATTACACATTTATATAATAAGATTATGTAAACTGTTAAGAACAATCTTGGAAATATTCTCCAAGCGTCAACAGCTCTTGCCATATGAATTAGTTTAGCGTATGGGTTGACACCTAGGTCTTTAACGGAAGTGTCTACCTCTAAATCAACTTGTATTTTTTGTTTTGGTTCTGCGACTTTTATATCATCAACCTTTTTTATATCATCAGCCATTTTTTTTCTCTCTTTTTCTCTCGTTTTCTTGTTTAATCCAATTTTGTAACAAAGACACATAAACGTCTCGTTCCCAAGGCATTAGATTCTCTAGTTCACTCAAGCTATATTTATGATGTTGTATCAGAGCAAAATTAGTTTCGAAGTAGGCCTCTAGGCTATTGTGGGCGAGGCTGATTCGAAAAAATCATTTAGTCCTGATAAAACTACTTTACTTTTCACATTGGTAACTGGATTTGTTACCTCAATCTCGTGTCTTAAACGAGGCATAGTATCAAAAAATGATTTAATTTTTACAAAAGAATCTTGTGATAAATCTTCAAAAAATTCTTTTATTTCTTGTTGTGTACTATCTTTCGCTGGATATATTTTATCGCCCTCGTATATATGGTCAACACACTCCGTTAGAACATCAAATATCTGCTCTGTCGTAGGGTTTTCCATAGTGCCTGATTTCAATACATTCATTGTTGGATATTTAAGTACAACACCTAAATTTCTTTTTTCATCTACTACTAGTTTGTTTGTGTGTTTATCATCAACTTCAACATTAACTTTTGTTAAGTCAACTTCAACATCAGCATAAGTTTTTTTATCATCTGGACACAACACTTTAAATTTAGTGATCTCACCTACTGATTTAGCTCTAATCTGTAAAAAGATGTATTCTAAATCAAATGTTGGTAAGTCTTCTACTTTCAAACTGTTAAACGTACAAGACGCTACTATTTGTTTTGTTGCTTGAAAAATCTCATCTGCTTTTTGAGATTCCATTGCCATTAAAAGTATCTTTTCTTCTTTTACTAAAAACGGCCTGTACTTAACTTTAATCTCTTGTGATGGTAAAGTCAGTTCATATGTCGGCGTTTCAATTTTTGGTAATGCCATTATATCTCCTTATTATATAATTTTTATATATTTTTTGGTGCTACTCTAAATGGAGGAAATGCTCTTCCACCAGTTATAGGTCCTATTGGTACTCGTCTTCTTATATCATTCAATACATCACGTCCTGCTCTTCTTAATTCAGGCGGTAATTTACTGAATAAACCACCAAACAGTCCACCATATTTAACTGTTGGTACGTTAAACTCTTTTTGACCTAACAATGAAACATTATCTGCTTCATCAATAAAATAATTGACCCAATATCTAAATGAAAACGTTACTGTAAACGTCTGTACCTGGTTTGTATCGTGTGAATACGAAACAGGACTAATAGTTTTCGGGAAACAATCAAATAATTTTACAGCGTATGTTACATCATCTCTTTCGTTTGCGCTAGCATAACTACCTAATTGTAATATGTTAACTGGTGATACATAATCGTTGTAATAATTAAAATTAAATGTGCTTGTACTATAAGCAGCTTTCTGCCATAGTTCAAAATAACTTCGTTCTCTTAAAAATTTGTCTGTATAAAATGTTGCTGTTATGTCAGGAAACTGAGCGTCATAAGCTATTTTTCTACTAGGGCCATTGTGCTTAACTTCTTTTTGTAAAATTTCTCTACTAGGCATATCTACTGCTGAACAAAATGCTTGTACTCGTCTAGCGTTGGCCAACTGTACTGCTCTTAAATCTTTTGATAAAGCAAAACCTCTTGTTTCATCTGTAACCTCATTAGTGTAAGTAGCGTCATTATCGGAAGTACCAAATAAGTTTTCACCTACACCATTTGGTAAATTAAATTCAATATAGTATCTTGCCTTTCTAGCAAAACCCTCTGCCTCGTTTACATAGGCTTGTATTCTACCCATTGTAGAATCTGGATTACCACCTGCTCTTTGTTTTAATCTACTATCACCTTGTACATTGTCTAAAGATCGGTCACGTGGTATACCAATCCTTACATCAAAACCACCAATTCTTTTACCGCCTCTTAAAATGGCCATTAGTTTTTCCTTTTATCTTTCCAGGCTTCTGGACAAATTTTTTTCATTGCTTCTATAATTTCTTCTATCGTGTATGTCATTAAATCATACCTCTACTGTCTGCCCATACTTTACTTGTACCTGCTTTAACAAATCTTTGTACAGGTAGATAAGCTGCTAAAGCAGACTCATCAAAATCTATTCTTAAAAAATTTGATCTAACATAACCATACAAATATTTTTTAAGTGTTGGCTTTACTAGATTAATACCTTTCACAATATCATAGCTTACATTCATTTTAGTTGTTGATTTAAAACCACCATCTGAAAACTTTTGTAATCTTTCTAATAATCTAAACCTTAAAAGATATGGTAAATAATGAAAGTTCATACCTAAAAAACCACCTTTAATTGGTTCTAGTGGTAATACAAGTGGAAATCTATCATAATAGGGTAGTTTAGCTTTTGTTTTAGGGTCGTAGAAAAACATATTTAAACGGCCTGTGCTTGGTTTACCTATCAATTTACCACTATTCATTAACTTTCTAGCGGTAACCGTATCTGCTATTGATCGTACATTTTTTCTATACCAATCAGCAGACTTTTTAATACCACCTTGTCTATCTTTTAATGGGTCTAATATCGAAGCCATAACAATATTTATAAGCGTAAACAAAAAAAGAGGTGGCTATTTCTAGCCACCCCTTTAAGCATAGTTAAGAGAGAGAGTATTACTCTTCCTCAGCTAATTTACTAAAGTATGACAAAGTATCGTCACCATCACTAGCTTCTGGTTGAGCATTAAC